AATCTTTTTTTTGTTATATTTTTTGAAAGCATTAGCTCTTTCTTTTTCTACAATTCCTCCACAATAAGAACATTTAACTTCTCCTAAATCATTATAAACAGCACTTTCAATATCACATTTACATTTTTTTTTCATATATTTTTAATTAATAATTTACCATTAAGATAATACTTCTTATTTCTAAATTCTTCATGGTTTTTATAATTGGTTTTTACTTATATAAAAAGGTCTTACGGGTTTCTCCCCTATCCCTACCTCTACGCAACGCCATTGTGCTAAAATCCACTCCCTATAATCCTCTGCCTCTCTTATTAATTCCCTTATTTTATCTATATCTGAATTACTATATTTTTCCGGTAAAATTAAATTAGGTCTATTGTCTATTTCCGGCATTCCCTCCCCGCAACAACTGCCTAGGGTTTCTATCCCGTTATCCCATAAAAATTTTATAGTATCTACTATGCTCTCGTCTATGCTTACGGTGTTTTTATTATTCCGGTATTGCTTAATGCTATCCGGTACTTTTAAAGTTATTGTTTTGTGCATAATTTTAATATTTTAAATCTTTATTAGTAAATTTTAATCCTAGTTTATTTTTTACTTTTATTTTGTAGGCGTCTTTATCTCTATGCTCTCCTCCGCAACCACAATTACAAATTTTATTTTGATAGGCGTTATCCCCGTATAATTCTTTAGCCTTTTTATTATAAGCTAGTCCCGCCTCATCTTCTGTATTAAAGCTACCAATAAAATAAATCTTTTTATCTTTAACTATTGTCGCTTTCCATTTTTTTTTACGATATTTATTATCGCTACTTTTATGTACTCCTTTATATTTTGAAGTACATTTATTTTTTCTTTTTTTCCCTTTATGTGTTTTTGAGCCTATCGGTAAAAAAATTAAATTTTCTTTTCTAAAATCTAAATCATTTTTATTTTTATGGCAAATATGATAAGAATTTTTTTGCCCTACTATAAAATTGCCTACTGGTATTGAAGAATATCTATTCTGAGTATTTCTTAATGTAACAAATACCCCGTTGCTATATATCAATCTAAATCTACATAAATAATTATAATCTTCGTCGTCTACTATTGCGTATTTATCTTTTGTTAATTTTATCTTCTTCATTATTATTATTATTAAATTTTATATCTACGCCCCCGTCTTCTCGTGGCTCTATTTTTACTCTACTGGCGTTTACTTTTTTTACTCCGTCCTCTACGCTCTGCTTTCCCTCTAGGTGGTCTATTATTAATCTGCTATTTACTTTTAGCGTTTCTACCATGTCCTCCTTTGGGTATCCGCCGGCTAAAAAAACGGCGTGGGGCTCTTCGTTATCGTTAAATACTCCGTTTACCATAAAACTCTCTCCTGTCTGTAACGCCTTTATAAATCTATTTAAAAATTCTTGTGCGGTTTTTATTTGGTTTTTTTTGTGCTCTTCGTTTGTTGGCGTACTCATATATATTTAATATAAATTATAAATTAGAAAGGGGTGGGCTCGGTCGTGTAGCCTATGGTCGAAAATAGGCTAACTTACATATATAACGGGTATATAACTTAGCGTATATACCACCCGAGTTATAAAAACATTAGTACCCCGTCGCTACGTAAAATACTCATTACTTCTTGTCGTCCACGCTATATAGCGTTTTTGTAATTCGTCAATACGGTAGTAACGAGGTGCTAATATTTTTATATTTTAAGGTACTCTATATTATTCATATCTAAAATATGGTCGGCTTGTTTCTCTAGCGGGTCTTTTAAATCTGCGTCTTTAATTCCTTTTGCAAAATTACAACCGGTATGCCGGTACATATCGCATGCTAAGAAATCACTAAATTTACCTGTCTTAATTATTATTTTTCCTACTTTGCAAAATGGGCATGATCCGCCTACCTTAAACTTCATATTTTATTTTTGTTTTCTAGCTAGGGCTAAAAAATATTAGCCCTAGATTTATTTTATTTCTTTTCAAAATTGTAATGATTATTAGGCATGCGTGGGGCGTCTACTCTAATAAATAAAGCATTTTCATACTCTAACTTTTTACCCGCTAACATTACTATCCGCCTCATAGCGTCCGCCGTACTTCCGCCCGCTCCTATACATAACGGTATATCCTCGGGAGCTACCTTAATATTAATTACGGTAGTTGATCCTCTCTGCTCGTCTTCTTTTTCGGACGTATGTATTTCTACTTTTTCAGGTTTTTTAGCTATCGCCTCTACCATTGTTTTTAATAGGTTTTCTAGCTTTCCTAATTTTTCATTTTCCATATTTTTGTTTTTTTTTAATACTTATGACTGTATTATACTATTTTTTTACAATCTCCACAAGTATATTTACTACTCTATTGCCTCCTCGCTTGGCTTTATCTACGCCTATAGAGTTAGTTTCCCTAGTATTTTTTATCTAAATCTACTACGTTATCTTTTGCCTCCTCTCCTTTCTTTTTTAATATCTTCATTTTCTTCTCGCTATCAAAATAAATTTCCGTCTGTTTAATTTTCTTTTCTGCTAGGGCTACTAGTGGCTTAAATTCTATTTGCTTAGCCTCGTCCATTTTCTTATATTTCTTTAAAAAATCATTGCATAATTTCTTTATGTCATTCGGTTTAAATTGGTCGGTCTTCTCTATCTCTCTATCCTTAACTATTTTAAACATTACCGCCATGCCTAATAATTCGTTTTTACGGTTTTCGTTTACCTCGGCTATTTTGCTTATCATTTTTTTAGCCTTTCGTCTTTTGCTCGCTCTAAAATCTTTACCCATTCGCCTAATCATACTAGCTTTTTTCTTTCGCTTTAGCCTGTTTTTATCCGTTTTAATTTTCCGTCCTTTTTTCTGCTTTTTAGCTCTCTTGCTTTTTGTTTTTTGTTTGCCGGCGTTTACTTTCGCCCGCTTAGCTCCTTTTTTAAATTTCATAATATTTCCTTTAATTTATAATAATTTTTTTTGCCTAAAATTAAACTCTTGCTCTCTATTTTTTTTCTTTTGCTCCTCTATCGCTACTACTAATTTTTTCTTAATATCATTTTTTAATAATGTCCTATTAATATTATAGCGTGTGCCGTCTACTATTACCGCCCAGTCGTTCGCTAGCACTATTAGAAAACTTTGTATTCTATATCTGCGGTCGGTGGTACGTTCTATCTTATATTTAGTTTGTATTTCTAGCTCGTCCACAGCTCTGTCTATCTCATTTTTCATGTTATTCTTATTTTATTTTAACAGCTTTTTGGTCTGTAAAGTCTTCCCACCTTTTTATAATTACGTCTATGTACTTGCCGTCTATTTCCATTATTCTACATTTTCTATCAATTTTTTCGCAGGCTATAAGCGTTGATCCGCTCCCGCCAAAAATATCTAAAACTACGTCTTCTTTTTTACTGCTATTCCTGATCGCCTCTAAACATAGTGCCACTGGTTTCATTGTTGGGTGCTCTCTATTTATTGTTGGTTTATCGTACCTCCATATATCAGTCCTTTGTTTTTTCCTTTTTATTATTCCTTTTACTTCGCCCTCTAGCCTAACCTCAAATCCTTGAAATTTTATACTTGTATATCTTCCGTCGAAAACTGTTTTAACATTTCTTAAATCTTCCCAAACATTTGCGATGTCTTTTCTTCCTACAAAATAATGTTTTTTTATACCCTTAGCCCATCCGTACAAAATAGGCTCATACGTATTTTTATAATCCGCGTTTGATAGTGTGAAATGGCTTTTAACCCAAATAATAAAACTTTGCCAGTGTCCTCCGTTTTTCTCCCACGCTTGTTTTAAATTATCAAGTTCTTTCGGGCTCATGCAAATATAAACGCCACCGATAACGTATTCAATAATTATTTTTGAAATTTCTGACAAAAAAATGTAAAAATTTTCGTCACTCATTTTATCATTTTTTATGCTCTCTCTTTTTTTATCTCTTCCGTGCGTGTTCATTGCTCCTTGATAATCTATATTATACGGCGGGTCTGTAAAACACATTTGTGCGACTTGCCCATCCATAAGTTTTCCCATGTCTTCCCGCGAGGTACTATCTCCGCACATTATTACGTGCTCGCCTAATTTATAAATATCTCCTTTCTTCGCTACTGCCTTTGTTGGTGTTTCCGGCACGTGATCATCGTCCTTGGTCGAGTCGGCTATAAAATCATAATCAAATCCAGTGAGGTTAAAAAGTTTATCTTCTAATTTTTTTAATTCTTCTATTAATAAATCTTCGTCCCAGTCGCTCTCATTAAGTTTGTTATCAGCTATTCTATATGATCTAGCTTGCTCTTTATTAAGTTTTGAAATTTCTATTTTTGGCGTTGGTAATAAAATTTCTTTATTAAATTTCTGATAAGCAAAATATCTACCGTGCCCTACTATTATTATTCCTTTCTTATCGACGACTATCGGTTGTTGCCATCCAAATTCTTTAATACTATTTGCTATTTGTAATAATTGTTTGTTCGGGTGCTTTTTTGTGTTTTTTGGATATGGTTTTATTTCTGTTATTTTCATTTTTTTGTAATTAGCTTTTTATATCTCTTATTATATCATACTTCTTAAATCTTGGGTAGTAGTATGCTTAAAAACTTAAATTTATTTTTCTTATTTCTTATTAATGTTAAATATAAACCTATCGCCTTATCCGTTAGCTCGCTAGGGCTCTCTACGAAACGCCCTATAATACCCAGTCCTGTTAAAGCTAATAAATTTATCTCTACTAAATTCTTTTCTCCATACAAATACGCTATTAAATATTCGGCAAAATCTCCCCCCTGAATATAAACCGCTTGTTCTCGTTCGTTCCTGTAGTTTTTATAAATCTCCTTAGTTATTGCCCTACCGTTTTTTAGTCTATCGGTAATTAAAAATTTTATAGCGTAATCAAATATTTTTTTATTTTCTTTTTGCTCTCTTAATCGCTCCGCTTGTTTTTGCTCTTCGTTTAAAATAGCCATAAAATTATTTTTTTAATTTTTTAATTATATGCTTTATAACGTCAATATTAAAAGCATTCCCTAGTTGTTTTTTTCTTTGGGTTCATCTAATTTGATATTTTTTTGTTTATAAAAATACTCCTCTTCGCTCATTACAGTATCGTTTGCTACTTCAGGGTAGTGTCTAGGGTCTAGTCTAGCGTCGGGGTTATTTAAACTTACCCACATACCGAATTTTTTAATTACTTTAGTACCGTCCCCCAGTCGTCCGCTAGTTATTCTTAGTCTTTTATTATTCAGATAATTTAAAAATTTTTCTTCCGGTATAACTCTATAAATAAAACTAGTGTGTAGGCTCTCACCTAAACTTGGTATAAAAACTAATCCGTTAGCTTTTAATAAGTTTTTAAATTCTCCCTCTGTTATTTCTAGGGTGTCGTCCTTAGTTGTTATTATAAAATATTTCATAAAAGTTCCTTTAGCTATTAATTATTTAAAGTGAATTTATTTCTCTGTCTTCCTTTTTTTTATGTACTATTATTGCCCCTAGCTTTTCTTTTAATTGGTACGGCGTTGTTACTACTGGGAAAAATTTTTCTCCCTGTTTTTTAATTACGTAATTAGTTAACTTTTCTATAGCCTCGTATCCGTATTTATTAAGTAGAAATATACACGCCTTACGGGTCGTAGTATTTCTGTAATTTAAAGTAGGGTTTACGTTGTCATAAAAAATATCTAATATGCTATTTACTTCGCCTTTTAATTTATTCTCGGCTAATTGCTCTTTAGTCAAAACCTCTGCGGGCTCTGCTCGCAAGTTAATAGTATCATTTTTATCATTCTTACCATTCTTTAGTATAGTGTCGCTTTTGTTTCGCTTTTGTTTCGCCGTCCGTGTCGCTTTTGGTTTCGCTTTAGCCTTTACTTTTTTCTTCTTTTTTGGCTTACTTTCGGGCTTTTCTGTGTCGCCGTCTGTGTCGCTTTTCCTGTCGCCTATTTCTGTATCGCTCTTAACATCATAATAATAATTATCTAGCGTCTGAAATCTGTCGTATTTAATTATTTCTACTATCATGCCCCTAGTAGTTTTTTTTGTCCTTAACATTTTTTCTTTTTTAGCCCACCGCATGAAATGGTCTATTTGGCTCTTGGTCGCTTTAGTCGCCTCGCATATCCATTCGTACTTTAAAAATAGCTCTCCCCTTTTAAATCTTTTATCTGTTTTAAAATTTACTCTGTTTATTAAATAAAACCATATCTTAAACCACTTATCGGGTTTATCGCAAAAAATTTTACTCTCTATAGCCTGTCTAGCCCATAAAGTAGCCCCATGTGGTATTTCGCATATTTGCATATTTTTATTATTTATATAATAAAATTTACAGCTATAGTAGGCTCGTTACTGATATAACAAGTCTACTTACATTTTACTCTATTTTTTGGTTTATGTGTAGTGGATAACCTGTTTAAAATTTCGGGAGTGTTTCCGGTAGATCATCGTAATCTACCTCGTCGGGGCTAGGTATTCTTAAATTATGCTCTTTTAAAAAATACCTACGTACGTTTTCTATAAAATCAGTCATTTCTTTAGTGTTTAAATCGTTACAACTTACTAGCTCCACTAATTTATATTTATCTCCTAATAATAAATTATTATCAAATAATTTAAAATCTTTATTTTGTTCCGTTTCTTTATATCCTAGAAATTTAATTTTTAGCGGTATGTGTAGCTCTGCCTTGTACTCGTATATATCTAGTCCGGCATAGTCGCCTATTACTGGATAAATTACGCCCCATAAATAGCGTTTTTGTTTTGTGCTAGCGTCGTTTCTGTATCTCTCTAGGGTAACTTTTATTTTAGTGTCCGCTTTTTTCCATTGTAAAGCTCCTAACCAACTCTTTACTTTTTCCTCTTCGCCTATATCCCATATCATGCTACTAACGCCTTTAATTTTTTTTATGGTCGCCTTAAAATATGGCTTAAATTTTTTACTCATCTGTTTTTATAGCCTTGCTTATTATTGGCTCTGCATTTTAAAATACTAGAAAAATGTTTTAATTATTATTCTAAATAAGTTATTATAGCCTCTACTCTAGGGTTTTCCGTGTCTATCGCTGTAGGCTCAAATATTTGCCTCTTTACTATTTCGTCGTTATCGTCCTCTATACATTCGTATCTAGTTAGGGCGTCGCATAAAAATTTATCTTGTACGGCTAATACATTCATTTTATCCGATTTTCTCCTTGTCCCTTTGAATAATTTATATTTTATACTTATTTCTCCGCCTAGTTTTAGTCCTGTTAATTGCGGGTATAACGCTATTTGATAATTCTTTTTTATTTCATTATAGGTCATATAATGCCAATTAGGATAATTATTTAAGTTAATAATCGCTTTCTTATCCGCCTTAGTTTTTCTTGGTAACATTATAAATAACGGTAAAATTATTGTTATCTCTTTCTCGTTGTTTTTATTTTTTGGTTTAAATTTTTTGATAGGCATGGGTTTATTTTTTTAATTTTTTATTATTTATAATCTAACTTACTTAATTATTCGCTCCTTAACTAAATGCCGTCTTAGTTTCTGCGGTAAAAATCTATAAATATTATAAACGTCCTCGGCTCTAAATCTAATTTCTCTAAATTTTCCGTTTATTCTCTTATCGAAAGCAAACGGGTATTTTTTTAATAATTCGCTCATTCTTGGCGACGCCTCGTATCCTATAAAAAATCCGTATTGCTCTTTTTGGAAATCGCTAGCTCTCCAAAATTTAGCAGAGTTATTATTTGCCTTATAATCCCTAAACATTATTATTAATATTTTCTCGTATTGACTTAGTTGCATATTTTTTATGTAAATATTTAGCTTGTTAAATTCCTATTAAATAATTTTTCAAGTTCCCTTTCTTTTACTATAGATTTTCTTATTTCTCGTTTTTTGCCATGAAATTTATTGTGACATTTTATACATAATAAAATTAAATTTTTATCATTATGTAGTTCTTCGTGTCTTGGTGCTTCACTAGCGAATACTATGTGATGTACTTCAAATTTTTTAGCTTTATTTATATTAGCATTACACTTTTCACAAAATAAATATCCATTTTTATCTAAAAACTTTTTTCTATATTTTTGACAAGCTCTAAAATGTTTAGCGGTATAAATATTTCTTTTTCCTCCGTATTTTGCTAAGGCTGATTTCCCGTCTTTATAGTTTGGGTTATTTTTCCCTTTTCTGTTTTCTATTAAATATTTATATTGACAATCGCTACTACAATAAATTTTAGTATGCAAAGATTTATATTTAAATGTTTTTTTACAATTTTTACAAATATTAATTCTTGTTTTATTCTTTAGTTTTTCTTGATTATTTTTTGTTATTTGTTTCGCTAATTCGTAACTACAATTATTACTGCAAGTTTTTTTATTATAGTTATAAAAATATTCTATTAAAAATTCTTTATTACAAATAACACAATTTCTTTTTTTAATTTTTTTTAATTTTTCCATGTTTTCATTAGCTAAAAACCCATTCATTAATTTGCCTTACCCGCTAAGATTTGGCTATTTAATAAATGGGTTTTTAGTCTTAGCGGGTTAGTTATGCTTTTAGTATATCACAAATATAATACTTTAGCTATTAAATTTTTTATTAAAATTATCCTGCGTATAGCTCGCTAAACTAATAGCCTCTATTAATCCCAAGAAAGCGGGTACATAAGTCCAACAAAACAATAAATATAAAATGCCTAGCCCTGTTTGTTTTAAATAAAATTTATGTACTCCAAATCCTCCTAAAAATAGAGCCAAAAAGAACGCTACCCATTTATTTTTTTTATCGCTTGTTAAAATGTTTTCTTCTTTTTTAGGCTTATCAAAATAATTTGGCTCTTTGCTTTCTGTTATTGCTACGGCTAAAATTAAACCGTTAGCCAGTCCTCGCATGTATTCGCTTTGGTCAAAATTTCCCTTTGAACATTGAATATCACGCATATTTTTTAGTTCTTTTAGTTTGTCTTTCATAATTTTTTTTATTAATTAATTTAAAAATATTAGTATACCTTTACCTATTTACCTAATTATCCGTTAAACCCTTGTAAACGCACAAGCCCCTCATCACTTGAAAATAGCATATCACCTCTGCCGAGTAGTTTTTCTGCTCCCGCCTCGTCTAGTAATACTCGGCTATCGGTTTCTTTAGCCGTTCTAAATGCTACCTTAGTGCTAAAATTTGCTTTTATCGAGCCAGTTATAATATCTACACTAGGGCGTTGCGTCGCTATAATTAAATGTATCCCGCATGCTCTAGCTTTTTGTGCAAGTATTAATACATGCCTACTAATTTCTTTGCTAAAATCTATCTTTTCAATTTTTGTTTTATATTCTCCCTTTCGCTCCCCGCTCTTATATTTTTCCTTTGTCTTTACTTCCTCCTCCTGTACTTGCCCGCCTAAAACTAAGTCGCCGAACTCGTCTATAACTATAACTTTATATCTCATTTCTCCGTCGTACTCTTCTATGTTCCTAGCCCCCGCCTCTGAAAGTTTAGTATAGCGGTTATTCATTTCTTCCACTAAGCCGTCTAGTGCTAAATAAATGTCTTCCGTTTCTGTGTAGTATTGTTTTGCTATGCCTCTAAACTGGGCTAGCTCTACTAATTTCGGGTCAAATAAATGTAAATCTACATCTTTATTTTCTGATAACTGGCTAATTAAAGAATTTAAAAATACTGATTTACCGCTACCGGTCGCTCCGGCTATTAGCATGTGCGGGGCTTTTCTTATGTCAAAACGGTGCTCCTCTCCTAGTAGGTTTATCCCCATAGCTAAATTAAAACCGTCGGTTACTGGTTTACGTTCTACAAAAATCCTTTTTTCTTTTGGTACTTCAAAACCTATTAAAGTGGTGTTAGGTATCGGTGCTAAAACTCTTACGCCGGTAACTCCTACTACTTGCTCTATGTCCGCCGTGTAGCCTTTTAGCTTACTCATTTTTAAGGCTATGGTCGGGTCGTATTGGTATAGGTCTACGGTATGCCCTGAAATCTTACTAACGAAATCAATAATCATTCCGTGTTCCATTAATTTAGCTTTTATTTTGTCTTGTATTTGCATATCTTTATAATTAATACGTTTAGCCGTCGTAAAATTTCGCTCGGCTGTTTTTAATAATTTACGCATGTTGCCCGCATGCTGAATTTTCTTTTTAAGTAGGTCGGTAATATTATCTACTTTTAACTTTTTCATTTGCTTAGCTCTCTCCTCGGGCTCATCTAGTCTATGTATGTAGGCTAGTATAGCTATCTCGTTGTCGTAAAAATCATTAATATTTGGTATAAAAACCGACTCTCCGTTTATAGCTCTGATAACGTCGCCATAAAATCTAAAATAAAAGTCAAAAAATTCCTCGTTCTCTTCAAATACTATTTCGTACTCTTTTAATTGGGGCTGTCCTAAATTCTTCCCGCTATTTTTTGTACTTTTTACCTCTTCGTAGATCATACTATATGGTGGCTCGCCATACTCTGCGTAGGCTAAAAAATAATATTGTACCGCTTGTATGATTTTAGCCCCGTCTATTTTATCGGGGTTACTAAATGATTTACACGTTTTATAATCTACTACCGAAATCCTACCCTTTCCTTTCCCCTTTTTATTTCTAATTATTTTATCGATAAAGCCTCGTAGCGGTATAGGCAAAACTAGCCTTTGCCCGTTGTGCTCTATATCTATAGCGGTGTGTATTTCTTTTTCGGTTTCTATTATTTCCTCCTTGCTATGGTCTTTCGCTTGTAGGTAACTACTAAAAGAAAAGCTATAAATTTCTTGCATTTTCTGTTTATTTGGCACGGCTTTGCTAAAGTCTATAAATTTGTCGTCGTACCCTACTAAATATTTCATTCCCTCCTCTAGTCCTATCTTAACGGGGTCTTTTTTCTTTTCCTTTATAGCGTTGTAATAAAACTGCATAGCTCTATGAAATGTTTTACCGTTTACTAACGGCGTCCCGTTAGCACTCTCTATGTTGTCGTGGTTTATATATCGTATTTTAAACATCATGGGGTTAGTAGAAAATCTACATAGACTACTAGCTGAAAAATAATCTAACGGGAAATCATTTACATTTTTAAGCTTTACTATTCTGCTCGTTATTCTCGGTAGGCTTTTCATTTTTTGTTTCCTCGTTTTTTTCTTTATTATTTTCCTCATTTTTTTTATTATTATCTTTTAATAAATTACCCATTCTTAACTTGTCGCCGGTCTTTAATGCTTTCTTAGTTCTATCCGCTATTACGCTGTCCTTATTGTCTTCCGCTACCGCTTTGTAAATAGTTTCATTTTTAGGTACTAACTTAGCTACCTGTTTTAAAACTGTTTTCTTCCACATCCATAGCTCGGGGTCGTTCTTCTCTTTCCACGGTGTAAAATCCGTGCTAAAACTTTTGCTAAAATGTTTTCCTATGTGCATTATATCTTTTTTCTTCATTACTTTCATTACTTTTCCTCCCGCCTGTAATTCTACTATAACGTACGCCCCTATAGCCTCGCCTCTGTCGTCTGCAAATATATCGGGGTTATGTTTCAGCACTCCGTTTGTATAATCAAATTTATCTTTGCTATATACTATTTCCGAAATAATAGCCCTTGCTCCGGCTCTATAGAATAATGTTACTAGCCCTTGGTATCCTAGTTGAAATTGTGCTACTTTTCCGTAGGGTAAAACGTACGCCTCTCCGCTAACGTCTGACGGCATTAATTCTAACTGTGCCATAGTCATAAAACTATTGATTAAACTAGAGGGCTCACAATTTAATAATTTCGGCGTCTTTTGGACGGCAGAAATTACACCGCTTAAAAATTTTAACGCTTTTTTAGGGTCGCCAAAATAATTATTGATTTGATTTTGATATTGTTTCGCTAATATCATTTTTAAATCGTTCGGTGTTTTTAATTCAATTTGTGTTGTCATAAAATTACTTTTAAACTCGTTAATTAAATTACTTATTTATTTTTATGTATTCTATTAAGTTCTTGCCCTTAATAAAATAATTTGTACTCTTCCCGCTACCCGTCTTAGTAGCTTTTAAAACTCGCTCCTTTACGGGTTTCCATAGCTCGTCTATTATAATGTTCTTGCAAACAAAATAAGATTTGTTAGTTCCCATTAAACCGCCCTCCGTTATTTCGGTTAAGTTATAATCTATACTCGGGTCTATTTTTTCCATAATTTTTTTTGTCATAATTTCTTTTTATTTTAAATTTTATTATGTCTATATCATATCACATGACTTATTATTTGTCTAATACCTCAAAATGATAAGGTGTTCCTGACTGATTAGGATATAAAGTAAAGTCCGACAAATCTTTTTCCCAAATTCTCAAGCAATGTTTTCTATTTTTATTATTTAAGCTAACAGTAAATTTCTGCCCCTTTTCTGCCGAACCCCAAATATCCTCAATATCAGTACACTCTAATTTCATTGTCTTTGGTGTAATTTTTATATCCCAAAAACTTATTTGTTTCGTTCCTCCTCCGCTTGTGCAAGTACATTTATATTTTTTCATATTTTTTTTAGTTAGTTTTTTTATTTTTCCACTATGCCCGCATTTAGTACATTTCATATCTAAGTCTTTTATTGCCTCCTCAAATCTCCAACTTATTTTCTCTCCTCGTATCTTCTCGGCTATATAAAATAATATACATGCCGGTATTGTAAATAAATACGCTAAATCTCTTTTAAAAGACTTTTTAACTTCTATTTTAAATTTATTTACCTCTACGCCTAACTCCGCTATTTCTTGTTTTAAAGTTTTATTTTTCATATTTATAATAATGTAGCTTGATTACCTTTTGTTAGGTCGGTAATATAGCCTACTTGGTCTTTTAATTTATTAAATAATTCTACGCTTACGCCGGCGGAGATAAATTTTGTTTTTTTATATTTTTCCCCTAACGCCTTGCTACCGTATCCGCTCCTAGCTAAATATAAATATCTATTGTCGCATTCTACTAACCATACTATCCGCCCGCCTCCTTTTTTATTGTCGTTTAGGTCTACATGGGGCATAATAATTTATTATTTATTTTTCTATCTATCTCCTCCATTGCTAACTTTTTTACTAACTCTTTGCTAGCTCTATACGCTGTTTTTATTTCTCCGTAATCTTTATTATCCTCTCGTCTTGTTATGCCAATTATATTAGCGGGTCTAAACCCCTCTAGCTTAGGGTTTCTATATTTTCCTATTATTCTTAGGTCGTAAATATTCCCTAAATAAATAATAGTATATATAATTTTAGCTTGTCTATATTCCATAAAATTATTAAATTATTTTATTTATTTTTCCAACGTTGCTCGCCGTACATTCCGTTATAGGCTATATCTATACTTTTCTTAGAGCTTACCGGCATTACTGTAATAACTTCAAAAGTTTCTTCTAGGTCTTTTACGTAAACTTGATGAGGTAATAAATTACTATACGGTACTAAACCCCCGCCCTTATTTCCGCATAAAATAATTGAATTGCAATCTTTCGGTAATTTAAAACTTAGGCAACCTCCCGTAGTATCAAAAACGCTTTTTTCTATCTTTACGTAGCTAGGAAATCTTATTTTATCCCTACCTCCGTTTAAATTGTCTTTCATTTCTTGTATTTTGTTTTTTATTTCTCTTCTTTTATCGCTCCTTTTTTCTTCGTTTGCATAAAATATACTTCTCTCTCTCTCTGCTTTTTTGTCTTCTCTTTTTAGTTCTCCCTCTAATTTTTTAATGTCTGCTTTTGTAATTTTTTTACTCATAATATTTGTTTACATTACTTAGCCAGTGATCATGGTACTGCGTCCATTTACTGCCTACGTATTTGTTTACTATTTTTTCGGGGGTGTCTAGCCCCTCGTTTAAATAAAGTCTTTTTAATAAATTAGCCTCGGTACGTGCTCCGGCTTTTTCGTCATTAAAACATCTTAAAAAACTACCGTCCGCTCGTATTTTTTTAATTCCCCAAAAATTAAAACAATTATTTTTATCATAACTAGTAACAAAATGCTTGCCTAGTGTGCTCTCTGCATTCGCGATGCCTATGCTTAGCCCTATTAGTTTTACTTGCTCGTCTATTCCGTCGCCAAATTCTATGCCGGCGTTTTTAATTTCTTGTCCCATTACGCCCATAGTTTCCAGTATATCGTCGTACTTGTTTAGCTTATCGTTTTCGGCTCTGTGTGCCTCTGTGCGTGTTCTTAATAAGTTTATGGCTTGATTATCCGCTATACTGCCTATAAGCTCATTTTGAGCGTGTTCTAGCGATAATCTATTACTATTAATTATCATACTAGGCATTAATCCTAGTAAAACCGTAACTAGTACATATTTTCTAATAGTCCTACTTCGTTTTAGCACTTTTTTACGCCTTAAATAATAACTTTCAAATTGTTTTTTGTTTTTGTTTTTCATTTTGGTTAATTATAGTTAATTATATATTTCTAAATGTTTAAAACATTTCTCGCAACCTATTCCCTCTTTTCCGTTATCTTTTTTAACTCCATATACGTATTGGTAGCCGTGCCTAGGGCAACATAATTGTACCTTGCTTATTAAATCCTTTGATCTACTAATTACTTTTCCTTTAGATTTTCTCCCTCTTGGTTTCGGGTCGTGATTTTTTAATTTAGCGTTGCTTAAAAAATCGTCCCGCACGTTGTCGTCTGTCGCTAAAATATGTATAGCTTGCTCCTCGCTATAAGCCTCTATTTGCGTGGTAGCTATAAATTTATACATTGTCATAATTCCCCGCCCTCCTCTTCTAGCTCTTCGTAATATTTACATTCGTCGCAACCGTTCACTATTCCGTCGGTACGCTCTACCGGTTCTAGTGTGCCTCTACCGCAACTAGGGCAAATTATAGGCTCTTTTTTATTGCTCATTTTAATTATGTATTAATTTATAATTTTCCTCAAAATCGTCTGCTACCGCTTTAAATCTGTCAAACAATATTGTTGTATAGCTATTTTCTATCTGCGTTAGTGCCTCTATTTTACTACTTCCCCTTGCTCTTGAAATTTCGTAATGTTTTAACATTCTCCCTAGCTCTTTATTTTCCCATTTAAATTTTTCTTCTTGTGTCATATCTCTTTTTTACTAGGGGCGGGGTTTCCGGTCGCCCCTAGTTTTTTTAAAGTGTATCTTGCAAGTCCTTGGCTATGTTAGCCCCGTAGTCTATGTAAGCGTTATTTATCATTTCAATAGTTCTGTTCTCTTGGTATCTTTTTAAAGTTATCGGCATGTATCCCTCTAATTCGTGTAATTTATTTATTGCTTTAAAAATTTTCTCGTATCTTGTATATTCTAATATGTTCGCCATTCTCTCTCTTGCCTCTCCGTATTGATTTAGTTCTGTTAGTTTTTTTAATTCGTTTAGTTGCTCTTCGTTAATTTTCATAATTCTTGTTATTAGCTAGGTTTGCTAGCTAGTATTATTTAATATAGTGTAAACTCTTCGGCTTTCCCTGTTTTAATTAGTAGCTCCGCCTCTGCTAATCGCATGGGAAATAATCTAACTTGTTTTTTATTAAATTCGTATGCTCTTTTGCTTTCTCTTTCTGGTGGTAAAGTTCTGTCCTAATGTTTAGTATTTCTGCAGGTCTAACTCCTCTACTCATTAGTGCTTGGTTTAATTCGAGCCATGTAAACTTTTTCATATTTTTTGTTTGTTTAATTACTTATACACATATCATATCAGATGTTATAAGGTTTGTCCAGTCTTTTTTTTACTTTTTTATCTTTTTTTGTAACATTAGCCATTAAACCAGTGTTAAAAGCGTGTTTCATATTTTGCTTTGCTGTACAAAATTCTAAATTTTTTACATTATTATTAAATTTATCTCCGTCTTTATGGTTTACCTGTGGATAACTATTTTTGTTTTTTAAAAATGTTTTCGCTACTAATCTATGTATTGACACACGCTTACCTTTTCCGTTTTTAAACAAGCTTACTTTTAAATAATTATCTTTTATCGGTTTTAAAATACGCTCTTTGTACGTTATATGTCTTCGCTTTTTTTCTAGTGATTTTACTTCTCCTATCTCGTTTACTTTATAAAGCCCCTCATAATTTTTTATATCTTTAAACATTTTTTTATTTTAATTATTAATAAGACATATTATATCGTAAATATAAAATAATAGCCAAAAATAAAAGCCGTATTCCTACGGCTCTTACTAATTTTATTTTTATTTTTATTTTTTATATAAAAATTACCCAACTGGGGATAACTTTTATTAAGCGATCGGCTCGCCTTTTCCGTTTACTCGGTCTACGCTATTCCATTCCTCTAGGGTTACGGTCTTAGGTATTTGGTACTTTCCACTCCTAGACGCTGAATTTAAAACGGTGTCTATCTTCTCGTCGTATATCCATAGCTTGCCGTCTAATCCCATGGCTAGCTTTTGCTCCTTGCCCTCTACTAGTATGTATAATTTATTGTTTTCTACTTGCATAGTTTTGATATTATTTTTTATTGTTAATTTAAAACCTAATCGGCTCGTTATGTAATCTTTATTATATTTTTTAAATCGTTGGTTATAATTGTCGTCTATTTTAGAACACCCCGCCTCAGTTATTGCGTACTCCATTACGGCATGGTTAAACTTCCCCGCCGGTGCTAGGCAACCCTCGCCGTTCGCATATCTTACTATACTCATAGCGGGGCTAGCTTTTAGTTGCTCCTTAATATCTTTTTTCTCGTTAAACCAAAACCAATTCCATACAAATCTTTTTTCAAATTCTGTCTGTAGCTTTATAGCCTCCTCGGTTATTCTACTCTTGTCTAAATACTCGGTTAAATTTTTAGGTACGTCTTTTAAAATTCCCTCCGGTAACGACCATTTTCTTAAAGCGTTCGCCGACTTATGTTGGTACGTTCCTACGCCGTGCTCTATCTCTGCGTGCATAGCAGGAACTCTATCGTCAAAATTAATATATCCATTTTTAAAATATCTGTTTGCGGTTAGCCATAAAATATCTTTTTTTGGTACTAGGTTGTTTTTTATTGCGTTTTGAAAAATTGGCTCTCTTGCGTCGTTGCCTGAAAAAACCGTGCATGCGTACGTTTCAAAATTATATACTGTTTGTAATTCGTGTTCTAGTTTATACTCTAGCCCTATTATTTCCGTTTCCCAGTCCTCTACTAAAATATCTAGCTCTATATCTTTACCGCCTATATAGTCCGTAGGTTTTTTACCTAGTTTAACGCCATTATATTCTTCTTCATTGATCATAAAATTATTTTCCGGCGTACGGTTTGTTAGCCTCTCCTTTATTAGCAAAATAAAAAGCAAATGCCATACTAGATAATGTAAAAAAGTCTTTCCCGTCTATTCTTCCCATTATCACTAATATGAATGTAGCTAATGCCATAAATAGAAAAACTATTTTTGACGCTGACTGTAAAATTTTCATAAAGTTATAGTATAAATAATTAATGTCATAAATAAAATTATCGCTAAGTAGTTTAGCCATATCCTCCTACTTATTGAATTTTTTACCTCTTCCGGTAAATTGTTAAATATTTTTATTGCCTCCTTAAATCTCATTTTATTTTTTTGCGTCTGCTAGCCCTTTTTCATACCCCTTAGCTAGCATTAATGCGTTAGTCCGACTTTTTGATGTAAAAATTTCTTTCCCTTTACTCTTAACTGAAAAATCTGATTTAACTAATTCTATTGCTACATCATTTTTTTTGCTTTTGTAAATTTCTTTATTTGCCATAAATTTATATCTAATTATTATTTATAAAATTGGGGTCGCTGTTTGCTCCCCCTGTTTAAGGTTTAGGCTTTTTGTTTTTTCCTTTTCTCCGGTCTTGGCTTGTCCGGTATGTTTACTATTTTTGTATTGCACCCCTGTGTGCTACACCTTAACATTACGCCGTCGCTTGATATATCTATATACATTAATCCTCTGCAACATGGGCATTGTTTCACTGCCATTTTAAACCCTCCTTTTATAATGAGCTTTGTAATTCTACTATAGTTATTACTCTTTCTAGATTTTTTAGAATTTCCGTGTGCTCTAGGCTATTAGCTTTCATATCTATTAAATATTGCTCCTGTCTTTTGTCGCTCTCTTCTTTTAGGTTTAGTATTTCCTCGGCATAGCCTTGTAGATGTGTTAAGTGATTTTCTTCTATTTTTTTAATATTTTGTTGTATTAGGGCTATGTCTGTGGCTGTACGTTGCTGTGGCACCACGAAAAACATTATAAAACTGAATACTACCGCTATAATTCCTATTAGCGACGTTATTTCACTTTTCAAAATTTTTCTTATAGCTCCGCCTTGTGGTTGCTCCTTGTTTTTCATTTTTTTACTTTTTATTTTATTCTACTTCCCATTGGAAATATCTAGTTCCTCTATGTTAGTTATAATAATAAACATTGCCCGATAATGATGATCCGTTTCCTGCTGTAACTGTAAAGGTTATTGTGTTAACGCTTAATGATATTGAAATTTTATTCGTTACATTACTAGTATCCATACCGTCCCATAATAATACTGATGTTGCTCCCCGTCTTTTTATTGTTGCTTGGGCTTTAGAACGTCCAAAATTACTATTAGAAGTCCAACTATCATATTCAATAACAATAATTGCTGTTCTTGCGTTAACAGGCATTGTCGCAGTATCAGAGCAATCTCCTGCACTAGAAGCTGAGACAGCTTCTGTGCCTATGTATTCATCAGATCCCTTAATAATTAATAATTCTGTCGCCGATATTGCAACTCCTACAAAAACTTCGTATGTTCCTACGCTCGTCCCAATAGTTCCGTCGTCTTGAATATAATATTTTTTTCCTGCATCTAATCCAGTAAAACCATTTACTATCCCGCTTACTTGAACTTTCATTGTTTCGTCTAATACCTTTGCCTCTAAACTAAAACCGTCAAAAACTAATCTTGCCGTATCGTTTGCGTCGCAATATTTCCACTTGTTAGCGGTATCGTCAATAAAAACAGGTCTTCTATCTGCTATTGTTTCGCCTGCGGTTACGTTTTCTTGTACTCCTACATTTTTTAACTTACCACTATCAAAATCTAAACCGCTATCGGGGGCTAACTCTACGCTTATAATTCCACTAGTAATGTCTATACCGTCGCCTCCGGTAAAAACACTAGCCTCTACATTAATAGTTGCTGAGCCGTCGTAATACCTCATTACGTTATCAGTACTGTTGTACCATAGATCGCCCTCTACTTTAGTAGTTGGGTCGGCTGTTAATACTTTAAAGCTTAAAACTGTCGGGCTATATTGTACTGCGTCCGTAGTTTTTACTCTTACCCTAGTGTCGGCTATGTCTGCGTTTTGTATTATAGTTTCTGCGGGCTCTACGGTTACGTCGGCTAATCTTATCCAATCGTAATCGCTACCTAGTGCGGTATCTATTGCCCCGTCGCTTAGGGCTGTCGCTCCGCTACCCTCTACTACTACTAACTCCGCTACATTATTCATTAATGCGTTAGGCTCTGTAGTACGGCTTAATTTTAATACTATAGCGTCCACTCTATTAGTTCCTCCGGCGTTATTACCTATAGCTAGATTTTCTACTGCCGTATTAAATATAAATACTTTAAAAGTTACTCCGCTCCGTACAGTTTCTATTACTGCGTTACCTATAGCTACGTTTACGCTCATGTCCGGCGTGCCGTTTTCTGCTACTTGTAAATCTTCAAAACTCGCCCAATCTGCTCCTTGGGTATGTAATACTCCCTCGTCTAGTAAAAATTTTTGTAAATAGTTAAATTCCTCTTCTCCGTAATCGGCTAGCGTTGAATTTAAGAAAAAACATTTTGTGATATGTTTGTTTAACTTCTATGTAATCTTGTTAGACTTCTTACAGTTACAAGAGTGGCATAAAGGTTGTATATTGTTTATAAAGTCCGTGCCTCCTTTTGATAATGGTATTATGTGGTCTTCTGTTAAGTTTTTAAATCTATTGTGATTAAATGGTTCTGTTTTTCCACATCTTTGACACGTATATTTAAATTTCTTTTTTAAATTTTCCCATTCTTTAAAAGTATGATTTCCCTCTGCTACACGTTTTAATCTATTTCTTTTGTTTCTACTCCAACTTACCTTTTGCTGATATTTCCTGTAATGCCTAATACCTTTAGCTTTTACTTTTTCTATATTATTCTTATTCCATATTTTTGAATATTTTTTATGATAATCTGGGTCTGCTGGAGACTTTTGTTTAAAATTTTTACCACATTTCAAGCATTTTTTAATTTTGCGTGCTTTACTTTGTATCTCTTTATAATTATCTGTATTTATATTTTGTATTTTTCTTTTTTTAGCTTTTACTTTCAATTTTTCTATATGCTCTTTTGATAATTTTTTCCCTTTATTCCACGGCTTATATTCTTTTATAAATGTCATACCTATATTATACATTAAACGGAGGTATTTAACAAATCTACGTTTGTTTTTAAATTTCTAAAATCGTCCGTAAATGTTCCTACCTCGTCGTTAATTTTAATTACTATCATTTTTTGATTATTTATTATACTTACGCTTTTTTCCATTATTTGAAAATTTCCGTCTAGCTCTATAAAATCATTATCTAATTTAATTACTACTATATCGCCCGCCTCAAAATTATCTGTTACTTTCGGGCTTAGTCTTATTGACGGGCTTAACTGGCTATCCTTATTATTATTTTCGCTTGAATTATCTAGCGTCGCTTGATCATTAATTTCTCTGAAATTTTCATATTCTTCTAATAGTCCATATAATCCTTTTATAACTGCGTTTTCTTTGGTACTAGTTAGTGCCCCGCTCTCTCCGTATGTTTTGCTAATTATATCTCTGCCTCCGTCCGCTACATTAAAATTTAAAATATTAGCTAGTTCGGGGTTTTCTATTTCAAATCTAAAAATAACGCTAGCCGTTAAATCGTTACCTACTACGCTTTTAAAATCTAACGTACGGTCGTTATTTATTATTATTTGACCGTCTACGCCGTCTACTATACTTTTTATACTTTGCCACGCCTTACCCCTGTTAAACGTTAAATTTATAGCCGTGGTTAGGTCTAGCGTGCCGGCTGTTATTCCTGTAGCCTCTGCGGAGTTTAAATTTGATAATATAGCCTCTATTTCCGTGTTGGCTTGCCCGTTGTGTACCTCGCTCGCTCCGGTTACTCTCTTATTCATTATGTAGGCTATGCTATAACATTTTACTTCTATCGTATTTAGTTTTACGTTTTTATCCACGATTAAACCAGTCCACCTTACCGTTCCGTCGTCGTCTGTTATTTCTACCCTGTTATAATGTGCTAGCGTAGTCGTAGTTATTTTAGCGTTGTCTACTCTTACTAAAAAACTAGCGTCGCCTATGTCGCTAACTTTATTTTTATATTTTAAATTATTAAAGTCGCTAGCACTACTACTATTTATTAATGTAGTTAATAAATTATAATCTTTGTCGTAAATTTTTATACGCATAATTTTTTATAAATATGTATCTCTATGGGTTACTTCTAAAATTTCCGTCGGTGCTATCCTTGTAGCTATCGGGTTAGTCGCTCCGTCGTTTTCGTCGCTAGTTAATAAAAGTTTATTAATACCACTTTTTAATTTTATAAATTCGCTACCCGCGACTAAATCTCCGGAAATGTCCGCCCCTAATTCGTCTACTATTGTCCCGTTAGCTACGTCTATTATTATTTGCTCCCCCGCCCCTAGCGTGTGGGTAAATTCCATATACTTTCCTGTCGTTTTGTTTTCTATTTTCGGGTTTGTTAGTGCTCCGTTAATTGTAATAACTGGGTTTGCGTATGTATTGCCTAAGTTTGTTATATCTAGCGTCTGCCGTTCTACTATATCAATTTTACTGGCTAATTTTGTAGGTAATTGTAAACTGCCCGCTACATAGCCCCTAGTCCCTGCCGACGCCGTTTCTGTTTGGCTCTCTATATCTGGGTTAGCACTTTTTAATACTAATTGAAAATTTAATTTAAAATCCTCTTTCATGCTCCGATTAAATTTAAGAGAGCTAAATACTTTTCCGGTTGTCTGTAGTGCTCGCCCTCTTGGGTCTGTGTATTTTATTGTTATTACTCCGTCGTTCATACTAGTAGGCTCTAGCGGTAGCCCTACTACTAATTTTAACAGGTCTTGTATCTCCGTTACTTTTTCCTCGTCCTCGCCTACTATTACGCCACTAAAAACTATTAGCCTTTTTCCGTAAAAACTATTAAAGTCCCAAATACCGTGCTGTCCCTCTTTTTGTATTTCTTGGTTTTTTATTTCTAATTCAAAAGTCGGGTATTCTTGCAGAGCTATAATATTATAGGGGTCGGTTGTATGGTCGTTAATTACTATTACGTCGCCGTCTGCATTTATTAGTGTAAATTTTGTACCTATCATATTATTTGTTTAATTCAAAGCTAATAGATTTTAAAACTGCATCCATGTCTATCTGCTCGTTAATACTATTATTTAAAGTAACGTTATTAGTCGTACCGCCTCCGCCTCCTCTTACTCCCTCTAGTGCTTTAATTAATCCGCCGTAGGCGTTAACCATATTAGCGGGTATTACGTACTCGCCGGCGTGTACCTCTCCGCCTGTAGCTACATATCCGCCATTATGAAATTGCGGTAATTCTGTAGTACGGCTAGCACTTTTACTTTTAGCCATTGCGTCGGCTAATTTATTATACCACGCTATTTGTTTAGTTACTTCGTCCTCTGTAATCTTTACTCGGTTATCTGCTAAATCTTGAAAGCGTTGGTTTCCTAATTCTATAATTTGATTAATTTGGTCTTGTTTGTCCTGCAATAAATTTATGGTTTTTTGTTTGTTTTCTTCCTCTAGGGCTAACTCATTTTCTAGTTGTAATTTTTTCTCGTCAAATTCTAGTTGTATTTGTGCTTTTTTAGTTAGGTAATCCTCTACGCTACGCTCTAAATCTGTTAAATCCGCCCTGCGTCGTGCCTCCTGTATTTGTTCGGCTAATTGTGTTTCTAGCTCGGCGTTCGCCTTTAATGCGTCCTCTCTTGTTTTAATTTCTGCGGTTAAGGCTGTTATAGTTTTCACTCTTGGCTCTTCTTTTTTTCTTTCCTCTTCTAATTCCTGTTTTAAATCTGCTATTTTACGCTCCTCCGCTACTATTTTTTCGGCTATGCCTATGTCTTGCTGTGCTAGGTCTTCGGCTAAGCTAGTTTGTAAATCTTCTATTTTTGATTTTATTGTTTCTATTTTATCCTCAATTTTTTCTAGGTCTTTTATGTTGCTCTCTGATAAATCGGTTATCGCCCGCTTTCCGTTATAGGCTAAATCCTCCACCCTTAAACCTAACTTTTTATAATTCTCTGCTAATTTTTCCGCCTCTTCTCGTGCCTCTTCGCTTGCCTCTTCGCTGTCCCCTAAACTATTTACTAAATTATCATATTCTCCGGTTGCCTCTTTAGTATTTTTATTTAATAGCGTTTGCGTTCCGGTTAGGTTTTTTAAATTTTTGTCTAACTGTTTTGTCGCTCCGCCGGCTTTCCAAAATGCGTCGCTTGTTTCTTGCCCCGCCTTTGACATTTGGTCGCTTAGGTGCTTAGTGCTAGCTCTTAAATTGTCGCTTAATAAAGATATTTTTTTTATGTTTTTATCTACCCCCAATTTTGCAAAAAAACTATTTGCTAATCCTATCGCTCCGTTAATAAATTTTTCTACTGTTTGTAGACTACCTATTAATGCTAGGGCTATGCCGTCGCCCATTATTATGAAAGCATTTTTTATTGCTGTTGTTGCAAATCTTACTGTATCCGCCATTTGTATAAAAAACTTTATCGCCGTATTTACTACAGGTAAAACTACAATGCCTAGCGTCCTACCTAAATCGCCTAGATTATTTTTTAATAATTGTATTTGACTAGCGGTAGTTTTAAATCTTTTTTCTGCCTCTGTATAAAGTGCTGTATTTTCTATAGTTGCTTTTTCTGATATATCTAATTGCTTATTTAATTTTTCATATCCACCTGATAATCTTAAAACCGTATCTCGTAATCTTGTTTCCTTTATACCCAAACTATCTATAACCGCTAATAAATCGCCCCCGCCCTCTTTAACATTACTAAGTCCTTTAAAAAATACTTTCATAGCCTCGTTAGCGTCTTCTTTAAATGCCTTTGAAAAATCGTCGGCGGTCATACCTGCCACCTTTGCGAATTTTTTTAATTTCGCACTTCCCGTACTAACCATTGAACTAATATCAATCAAAAGCTTACTAAAAGCTGTACCGCCCATTTGTGCCTGTATGCCTACTGAACTTAACGCACTACTCCAACCTAACACCTGTGCCTCTGTTAGTTTTAAAGTAGCCCCCGCACCTGATATTCTTAACGCCATATCTAATATTTCTTGTTCGGTAGTTGCCGAGTCATTACCTAGGGCTACTATTGAAGAACCTAGCCTATCAACATTTTCTAAAGGCATACCCATAATATTTGCAAATCTTGCAATATCTGTGCTAGCTTGCTCGGTAGTTAAATTTGTGGTTACGCCTATTAGCCCTATGGTTTTCGTAAACTTTTCTATCTGCTCTATCGGTACGCCTAATTGTCCCGCTAATTCTCCTATTCTAGCAAACTCCTCGGCTGTTATAGGTATTTCCTTGCTTAGTTCTCTAAATCGTTTACTTAGGGCTTGTAATTGCTCCTCTGTACCGTCTACGGTTTTACGTACTCCTGCGAATGCGTCCTCGTATCTAACCGCACTTCCTATCGTTGCGTCTATCCCTTTTGTTAATGCTTGCCAACCTAAAAAAGCTCCGGCTAAATTACGTATCATATTATCACTTACTCCGCTTACCGTCTTGCCTAATTTTCGTGCTTGTACGTCCGATTTATTTATCACTTTACTATATTGTGTATCGTCGCCTCTTATCTCATATACTAATTCGCCGACTACTTTTTTATTTGCCATTTTTGTTTATGTTAAATAATTGTGATTTTAAATTGGTTACCGTTCCCTCACCCTTATTTTTAATTTTTTTGTATGTGCCTTTTTCTATTTCTCCCCTCTTCTCTTTTATGTATATTAAGCTATTTGTATATTGTGCAAATTCGTCTAAATATAATTTTCTTACTTCTCTTAAACTAAAACCTCCTGTTACTAAAAACGTTATGCTATGCCTTAGCTCCTGTAATTGCTCTATCGGCTTTTTTGGCTTTTTTTTTTCTTGGGCTCGTTGTCGTCTGCCCCTATTAAATGTAAAAATCTTTTTTTCTTAAAAAATTCTAATACCCTAATCGCCTCAGGTTGCGTCATCATTTTTTTTAATTCTTCTAAATCAATATCGGGTTGGTATCTATTAAATAATGTTAATATATATTGATATAAATTATTAAAATATCTTTTCATTTTTTCGTCCTGATCAGTTTTATTTTCTATTTCTTGTTTTGAAAGTTCGGCTATTTGTATCTCCGCCTCTAATAATCGCTCGCTCTCTTCTATGGTTAGCTCGTTCGGTATTTTAAAAGTTTTTTTCTTTCCTCCTAGGTTTAAAATTACCTCGTAGGGTTGGCGGTCTTTGTATAGGTTTAAAGTTTCCATATATTGCTTATTATTCTTTTTTCTTAATAGGGGCGGGGTTTTAAGTCCGCCCCTTATCGTTATAAATGTATAGGTTTATCTAGTTATGCTTACGTTGTTTGTTGTTGATCAACTATTTCCACTACGTCGCCCTCAAAAGTAATCGGTAATACTGCTACGTCTTCCTCGTCGTCGCCGGCAAAATCAATGCTAATCGGTGCAAAATTTGTAGCGTTCTCAATATCTATTCTAAACTCTTTTCCGTTTTCGTCTGTATTGGTAATTCTCATTACTTTTAACGTCTTAGCTCCGCTATCATTAAAAGTAATATTCTTGCTTGCGTTCGGTGTATAGCTATAATCTGCGTCTAATACTCCCGCTTGTACTGTAACCGGTACAATATAAGTATAACCTAGTGTGCCGTTTGTTCCGTCACCTACGTATACGTTATAATCGGTATTTAACAATAACGGTGAACCGCCGGCGTCAATTACTATACTACTAACTTCCGTATTATCTCCGTTTTTATTGGCTAGTTTAATTGGCTGTCCTACTGTCCAACCTGTCCCTAGTGCCTCGCTTGTAATCGGAGTAGCACTTCCTGCTACGGTTGTTATCGCAATTAAACCGGCGTCTAATACGGCTAGGTTAGTCATGTTAATTTCGCATAGGTCAAAAGTCATTTCAATCATTTTACCGTTTACAAATTTCTTTAAATCTTCTACGTTATCAAACTTAATAGCTTGATTTTCTGCTTTTGAATTAATTTGTGGATTTCTTAATGCTCCTATATCCACTAGGCTAGCAAAATTGTCGCCTATTTCTACTTTCACCGCCCCTTTACGAACGGCTGTGCTCTTTTGGATTGATGTTTGTGACATATTCGTTTTTTTCATTTGTACGTACGCCGTAGCTATAACGTAAAAATGAATTAATTAAATTTTATTTAAAACTTTTATTCTTTTCTTTTTTTACTCTCTCCGCATATTCCGCCGTAACTTCTACTTGCTCGCCCTTTTTTACAAATTTACCGTTTGCTAAATTCGTATTGCGAGTAGCTGTTAAGGTTACTTTTTTCTTTTTATTAGTTTCCTTTTTAGTTTCCTTTTTCTCTTCTGTTTTTTTTTCTTTTTTTAACATATTTTTTTAAATTAATATTTTATATAAATTTCTATTACGCAAATAAATTTCTGCATATCGGGGTCTTTTAACGCTGTTCTCCCGAAAAATGTAGTCCTCTTTACTGCAAATACTCCGCCTAGTAAATACTCATTTTTATCAAAAAATATTCTGTCTATATCCTCGGCTAGGTCTACGGCGTTGTCGAACGTGTCGGCTATACAATTAATTTGTATTATACTAGTTCTAGCGTTCGGGAAATTTAGGCTTTGGGTTATCTCGGTATATGTTACCGCCTTAGTGAATGTAATATTATCCGGTACTACTAGCGGGTATATATGGTAGTCGTCCCCGTTAGCTAATTTAGTCGCTATAGTAACGTCGTTTTTTATTTCGTTGTATATTCCTTGCTCTAATGACATATTATAATTATAACACCTTTTAAATTATTTGAAAACTATTTTTTTCTAAAATATCTTACTCCCTTTTTCTCTACGTCGCTCGCTCCTATTCTAAACATAGCCCTAGGGCTAAATCTTGACGTACCGTATTCTACATACTCGGCGTATTCTACGTTAGTCGCTACCTCTCCCCGTGCCCAACCTGTACGTCTGCCGTCTATGTGTGCCTTTAGGTTTCCCGTTCTTACCGGTGTCCGGTTTCTTACTGCGGTTTCTAACTGTGCTATCGCTAAACCTATATTATCGTCCATTTCTTGTAATATCTCTTGTCGCACGGCTAAATTTTTTATAAATTTAACTATCATATTTTTTTATTGTTTTGTTATCTTTGCGTATACTTTTACGTGGTGCTCATGGCTATCTTTATCTACGCTTAATACTTCGTACTCTCTAGCGTCTTCTAATAAAATCCTATCGGCTACGGTTATGCTAACGCCATCTAAAAAGTAAAATTTATATTCGTCTACGTATGTTTTAGCGTCTTCGTCAAATATCTTCGGTTGTAGGTTTCTAACTTTTCTAGCTTTTACTCCTGTGGCTTTATCCGCCCACGTAAAATTTACCGCCCCGCTACCGCTTTGCGTATTTGTTTTGCTACGTATAATAACAAGTAAATTTAATAAGCTTTCGTAACTCATAATTTTATATTTGTACTACTCCCGTTTTTAAGCTTTTATCTTTTCTTTTATATTGGTCTAGTATATCGTAAATTCCTAGGCTCTTAGCCATTTTAGCTATTTCGGTATAGTCTATTTTATAATCGTCAAATGTTTCCGCTTTAGTTTCTCTTAGTTCCTCGTCGCCTACTCTTTCCTTTAATATTTCGCTAGCTAATTTAGTCGCTATTAATTGTATGTCTGCCGGTACGTCGTCGCTATATCTAAATTTACCTACTACTATAATATTTTTTTGGTCTTTTTCGTATTCGTAAATAGCACTACCTCGGCTACTACTTCGTCCGCTCGGCTGTACTAATTCTATCTCGGAGTACGGTTTCCCTTCTGCCTCTGCGTTATATGGTTTTAAATAAAAGTCTGTATTTTCTGTCTGTAATACGTCGTCTACGGTTAGGCTAGTTAATTCTTTTAAATCTCCTACCTGTAATTTTATTGCTCCGTTTCCGTCGTAATATTTAGTTACGTCGGTGTCTTCCTCAGGTGCTTCAAAAACTCTTATTCCAAAACGTTCGTCCCCGCAATATTGCTCTATAAAATTAGTTACCCCTTTTATTGTTAGGGTTATAAATGTAGCTAATCCGGCGTCTAGCGTTACGCCTAAATAACTATCTATTGTTGCTTTGTCTGTATACATATTTTTAATCTATTAAGTATTATCTTGTACTATGTGCCCCTCTGCTATTATATTTAAACTTGTTAAAGCCCTTAAATCATCTTGTATTAAAACTTCTAAATTTCCGTCCGCCTCCACCCTCAACGCTACGCCCATTTTATTCTGTCCTGCGAATGTTAATCTACTCACAAATCCGTCTAATCCTTGGGAGGGGTTAGTTGCTACGTATGGTGTCCAATCATACATTAATGACGCTATGTCTGCGTTTGTTTTTACATTGAAAGAATTATTTATATCTCCGTTTCTTCTTCTAAAAGTTAATCCATTTGTTAATGCTGTTAGGTTTCCAAATTTTATTAAATCTATTGCCGAGGTAGCTGTGCAAATAAAAATTAATCTAGTTATATCTACTACCGACGGTATGCTTGGTGTCCCTGTCCTTAATTTAAAAATTATCGGTGTCGTACTACCGTCTACATTCATATTTTTATTAGAAATTGTAGCCTCTGCCCCGCTCACATACGCAAAATCAAATTGCGTGTCTAGTGTAATATTTAGCCCCGAAATTCCTAAAATTGTAGCATAGTAATATCTATCATTTGCTACGTCTATTATTCTAAAATGTTGCCCTACTACAAAACCGCTAGCGGACGCTACCGCTATAGTATACTCTCCTATAACTGCGTCGGCTGTTATTGCTGTAGTGCCTAATAATTGTATCAACGGTAAAATAATTGTTGGAGTAGTTTGATCTTGTAAATTTACAGGCACGCCTCCGTTTTCTTCTATCGGTGTTTTTATTTCTATCGGTAAAGGATTATCTACGCCTACGCTTACGGCGTTTCTTGCTGAATTTAAATATTGTATTACTCGCTTGAACGCCATATTTTTAAAATTATTATTATATTTATATTATACTACTATTCAACAAAAAAGGAAATACCGTTAAATCTCGGCATTTCCTTTTATTGTTATTTTACTTTTCTATTTTACTGGTATTACTCTGTAGTAAACTCTAATATCTAGTAATGCGTCGTCGCTAGCATTACCCGCTATTTCTGCCGTACCATTATTATCTAGGTCTAGTGCTACGTTTTCCTCAGGTGTCATTAATGCCTCCGCCATAGCTTGGTATCGGTTTTGGTCTGTAGCTTGATCTATAAATCCGGTTACTTCTATCTCCATTAATTCGGTACTAGCATTGTAACGTAGGGCTAGATTATCGTCGCTTTCGGTTAGAACTTCGCTCCCTGCGGTTAATCTTAAATTTACTGCTATCGGTAAAATAGCGTAGCCTACTCCCGCCTCTGTAGCAGGTACTAGCTCTATATTAGTCCCCGCTAGGGCTTTAATCTGTACGGCTGTTAATTGTACGTCTACGTATTTAATTATAGAACTATCTAATTTATCGCTAGTTACTGCGTCGTCTGCTAATTTGGCGGTAGTTACTGCTAGGTCTGCAATTTCTGCGGTAGTAATGTCGCCGATTAAATTAAAGTCGCTTAATAGCTTTGTGCCTTGATTTTCATATAAACCTTTAGTTCCGTCTACTGCGTCGGTTTTAATGAATAGGCAACCCTTAGCATAGCCGTCCTCGTCTGCTGTCGGTACGGTTGCACCTCTAGCCATTAGAACGTCCTTAGCGTCGTCCTGCAATAAAATTTCTACTTCGGTAGTATCGGGCGTACCCTCTTTACCGTCTACTTGAATTTTATTACGCACTCTATTTGCGTGTGTTTCGTTTCCCATATTTTTAAGTGTTTATAATTTTTTAATCTTCACTACGTTTTTATCTAGTAGCAAATTCTCTTAAAGTTCCTTTACTAATTCGTTAATAATTTCTTTATCCTCTCTAACGGTTTCCCCGTCTTCTTCGTATAGGCTAACTCTAAATCTCTTAGCTATTTCATGCAATTTAGGTGCTGGGATTTTCCCGTCAAAACGCTCTACTACGTCTTTAGGCATTCTTCCAAATCGCTTTACTTCTTTTTTAGTTCTGTATAAACCAATTTCTACTATGTCCTCGCCGTTCTTATAAGCCTTAACTTTAACGTCGTAATAGATTACTCCTTTTTTCTTTGCGTCTGCTAACTTTTTATCGTCCTCAATCTTTTTATTTTCCACTTTTTTAGCGTCCTCTAATTCCGCTTTTTTAATTTTAATCACTTCCGCTAAGTCCTTAGCACTTTCATCGCCTGTTACTTCAATACCTAATTTCTTAGCGTCTTTGATTAAATCTTTTATTGCTTTTGCCATATAGTTTTCTTTAAATTTTTTTATAAATTATAAATATTAAATTGTCTAATCGGTTAAGGGGTAGCCGTTATAGCTACCCCGTCGCCTATCTAATCTAGCTTAAAGTCTGTAATAGTCCGTGACTTTGTCCTACGTTCTCTACTGCTAGCCCGAATTTACCTTGTAGGGTTTCTTTGTTCTCTCGGCTGTTAGTGTTTGTTTCCTTGACAAATTTTAAACTGTCATTTTCTTTCCAACCTTTAATCATTTTTCTGCTATCTCCTACCGCTACCTCGCTGTCGCTCATATCTAGGTCTACTACTACAGGTACTAATCCAAATCCGTCTGCCATATAAGCGTCTAGCACTCTACCTGTGTATCTTGCGGAGTTATCCACTGTAATACTGTCGGCTGAACTAAAGTTATTAAATAGCGTTTTTTTAGCGGGGCTCATTACAATATAATTGACGGTACCACCTGCTAATCTAACGTCCTGAATAATAGCCCTTAATACTGTTTCGGTAAATGCTCCTCCTACGGCTGTTTTAATTCCGGCTGATAGAGATAACCATTGGATAAATCCTCTAGTCATACTAGCAAATCCGCTAGCAGGTGCTCTACTAACTCCGTAAATAGCCGTTCTAGCTAAATCTCTCATTACTCTTTCTACTGCCTCGTTTCTTAATACGTCTGCGGTACGTCCTACTTTTCTAGCTTGGTCGGTATTAGCTTTTGACAGGTCAATAATTTCCTCTACTAATTGGGTGTAATTAGTAAATTTGCTTGTTTCCTCTGCCATAGCCTCGCCGTCTACTTTCCCCTCTTCATGGGCGTTACCAATTACTTTGGCTATAATAGCGTCTGTACCGTGTGCTACTGCTGTACTTTCACCCGCTCCACGTTCGTAAACGTCAATAGTGTTTCCACTTCGGTCTACTGCTTTAACTACTACAATCTCGCTCTCTACTTTTAATACGTCGCCGATTGTAATTCTGTCAATATAACTAGCACTTACAGGTAAAGCTGTAGTATCGGAATTAGTATCCCAATCCGCACTACCTCCGCTAGCGGTTACTTCTACCTCTGGGGTAGTATAATCTCTAACTAATACCTCGAACTCGTCTGTAATAAACGGGGTTTCTCTATTTTTAAATAAGTCCCAAACTTTCCCAAATTCATTAGCCATTAGAGGCGTAATGTTTTCCGCAATAGCTAGTACTTCGGGGTCTAGCTTACTATTTGCGTCTTCTAGGGTTGTGTGCATTCCTAAATCCATATTTTTTTGTTTTAACTTTAAATAAAATTATTTTGTCTTACTTAAAGTATGTAAATTTTTAAATAATTAATCTGTTTCCTTGTTGCTATTTTCGTTAGCCTCTCTAATCTCTTTAATTTTCCTACCCGTTTCCACATACTCTTTATTCTGAATAGGGGTACGCTCTGCTCCTAACTCTTTTAACTCGTCAAATCTCTTTTGAGTTTTGCTCTCTTCGTCTAAATTTATGTCATCATCACTATTAGGTATTTTCCCGCCTTTACCTCCGGCTTTAATGCCTAGGATTTTAGCGTTTTCGGTAATGTACTCTAGCTTTTTTCTAGCACTATAATCTTGTGGGATTAATGCGTGCTTGTCTTCTGGAATAATTTTTAAATTATCCTCTACGATTTTATTAATCGTGCTTTTGTACTTTCCTAAAATCGCCTCGCTCTTAGTTGCGTCATTTTGTAGCTCTTTACGTTTAGCCTCTGCGTCTTCGTAAAGTTCTTGAAATTTACCCTCTTTTTCTTTTTTCTTTTTTCCCTTTTCTTCTTTTTCTTTTTCAATATCTGTTAGCTTTTTTTCTATGTCGCCTACGCTTGACATTAATTTAGCTACTGCGGGATTTACTTTTTTTAATTCGTCTAGGCTAACTTTTGATAAGTCTATTTTCTTATCGTCTTTTTTTTCTTTTTCCTTTTCCTCTCGCTTTTTCTTTTCGTCTTCGGTTTCCTCGACGTATTTAATTTTTTCTCCCTTATCATTTTTAAGGGCTTTTGTTCTGTCTTTGGGGTCAATTTTATATTTTACCCCGTTAATGATGATGTACTTTTTCATAAATTTACTTTTAATTTTAATTTTTAATTGGTCGGGGGCTCGCAACCCCGTGTATTACTATTTTGTTGTACCCTGTTGGGTCTAGGATAGTTACCTAGTTATATTAATTATTATACTACTTTTGATAAAATAGCACAACGTTTATTTTAAATCTGGACGCATTAGCCAAACATGCCGGCAATTCCCTACCCATATGCACTTACCGTTTCTTCTTGTATAAAGTGTGTTATTTTTTTCCAGTTCTACACAATAAACAAAATCATTATATTCTTTTTTTTCTATTTTCATGTTTGATAATGAAATATGTTTATGATTATTTTGTCTTATAACCCACTGATTGTTATTTATTGTATATGTTCCGTTTTTGAATTTAACATTTTTCCCTTTGCTTTTCATTAAATAATACGAGGGTCTTTTTCCTACTTTTAATATCAATTCCCCTATATCGTCAGCCATTTTTTTTGAAGATGTAATATAAGTTATTTCATCTTTTAAATTACCACCCTTGTACTGTTTTGATTTCCTTTTTGATCCGTCCCCTAAATTAAAAGTATATAAAAACTCTTCTATTATCCCCCTGCTTGAGTTTTTTATTTTATTTGGTATAAATTTGTTTGCTGATTTTCCGAATTGCTTTAAATATTCTCCTAATTTTTTATCTCTAAATCTTATACTCTCGTCATTTAAATATAATTTATTTTTAGTAAAAGCCTTTATAGCTTTTAGCATATAACTATATTTCTTTGGATTTTTTGTTTTTGATTGAGATATGCTTATCAAATAACTAGTATCTACTTTGCTGGACGAACCTTCTGACAACCATATCCCCATAAATCTTGCAAATTCAACCGAACATTCATCTTTATTTTCCCATTTTGAGCTCGCATAAAATCTACCACTTTTTTTATCTAATAATTTATCGGCATGTATCATTTTAAATTCATACTTTCCTAACTTCCTGTTACTGTCACTCTGATAAAACATATTATGATTGCCTGTGACTGCTATGTTTGCTATTTTATTTTTAAAATAAATTAATTCTTTTTCTTTGTGTTTAAAGGTTTTTATTATTTTTGTTTTTTCTAAATTAAAAGTTTTCTGATTAAGTGATATTACTTCATCATCTATTTTAACATCTTTAATCAACTTCCACCCTTCTGCTGTTAGCATTTCTGTGTCTTTATCAAAACAATTCGGGTGTATAGGGATTGATATAGGCGACGTCGGGTAGTTCTTACTATCCCCGCTTATACTGTATAGTTTTCCCTCGTACGGCGTGCATATCGGGCATGCTCCGGCGTGTATACTTACTTGTACTATGTCTACGCCGAACTGTCCGGCTCTATTTATTAATGCCTCGTTACTGGCTTTTATTACGTGCGTCCTTGCTAGCATTTCGCTATAGCGTCTTAAACTCCAACTACGCCCGCCTCTGTCTACTAATACGTTAAATCCTTTATCGCCTAATAATTCTACTATTTCTTTTTTTACTTTTTGTATACTCTTACCTGTAATTTCCTTAGCTATAATCTTCCCTCGTATCTGTCGCCGTAAAGCCTCGTTTAGTTTCTGCTCCGCTCCTCGCATTAATCCATTCATGCTATTTGCAAAATCTAGGTAGCTCTCGCCTAGTAGTGCCTCTACCGTTCCTGAGTGTATACTTAAATCTCTAACTATCTTAATCTCTGCCGGTGTAAATTTTATTTTATATTTTTCAAATTCTCTCCCTACCATTCCTTTCATTATCTTGGGCTCTGAAGTAAATATTTTCCAGCGTGTTTGTAAATGGTTTCTAATATCTCCCATTACTACTTTATTGTATTTTACCGCTCTACCCATTTTAGTATATAGGTCGCCGTAACTATAAATATTTTTAGCGTCTACTCTTTTTAATAGTCCCGCCATTTTCGGGTTAGTATAACTTACCTGTAATATCGTATCCTTTAAAATAGCTTTAGCTAATTTACTATTTAGCCTTATGCTACTAAATTGGTAATCTGCAAAACTTAAACCGCTCGCATAACTTTTTGGTATTGCCTTGGCTAGCCATTTTTTAATCTCGGGGTCTGCGGACTGTATTATTTTCCGTATGTTCCTTAATGCCTTAGCTTTCCCCGTTTGGGTTAGGCGTGTATTTATAGCTCTTAAAACTTCGTTCCTAGCCTCTAGGTCTAGGCGTTCCATAACATTTAAAAGCTGTGTTATATTTGCGTCTTTATAAATTATGTCGCCTAGCTTTTTCATATTTTAAAAAAATTTATTGAATAAATATAGGCAAAAAAGCTGTAATAAAATTAATGTTACTATGCCGTCCTTAAATCCTGTAAAATACATTAATTTAAATTGCCGTCTAAAATTTTGCATTAAGGTAAATTTCCCTCGCATAAAATTTTTATTAATCGTCAGAACTCATAATTAAAATATTGATTTAGCTAGGCGTGCTACAACTATTATAGAAAATAGTGTTATTAGAAAAATACCTAACCCCGCAAAATAAACTTTTATAAATAATCTATAGTTTAATTTTGCTAAGTGGTCTTCTAATAGTTTCGCACTACTCTCTACTTTTTCCGGTAGTCCCCTACTTAATTTATTGCCTCTTGGAAAATTCATATATTTTTTATTATTGCCGTCCCCCTATTACGTGTAATAAGGGGTAATCATATGCAAATCTCTTTCGGGCAATCAATAACCTAAAAGAGGGACGGCAATATTATTATTTAAAATTCGGGTTTATTGTTTATATCTAATACTCCACTCTCTATATTTTCTTTTTTAATTAGTTCCATTTCTGCGTCTACGTCTTCGTCGCTAAAATTGTCTAATCTCTTCATAGCTGATCGTCGGCTACTTAATCCTCCGCTTACTTTTTCATTTTCTTTATTTACTTCCTCTATTTCGTCTATTGGTAGAACTTCGCTATATTTAATTTCTATCTTTCCATCTAGGTCTTTACTATTCATTAATTTATAGCCTATCCTAATCATTTTTCTGACGCCCTTAGTAATCTTGCTACGCTTTCGTGTGGTTTTTCTTATCGCTCCGAATAATTGAATACGTAAAGCCTCTACCCGTTCAGGCATTGCTGATTTTAATAATTCAAACATTGGTATTGATGTAATCCAACTAATGAATTGTAAATTTTTTTCTACGTGTTTCTCGGTATCTTCTATAAGCGGGTTAGTATTTAAAATATATTTAGCGTCGCCTTGCTCCTTATCGGTCATTATATAATCAAACGCTTTTAATTTACCGTCGTCGGTTTTTAATTCGTCTATAACCGGTAATTGTATTTTAGCGTCTAGGTTTTTTAGTAATTGAGTGCTTATATGCGTTCGTCTTTCATTTACTTCTTGTAGCTGTGGCATAATAGGGGCATAGTCGCTAGCTCCAAATCCCCAACTATTTTTACGTCCGTTATCTATTTGGGCTATAGGTAGCTCGCCTAGTCCCTCCATAGTTTCCTTGGGTTCTGCCGTTATTTCCGCATAATCTAGGGCTAGCTCGCTCTCCGCTCTTCCGTCGCCGTCTATTTGCCATAACTGCCTAGTAATTTTTACGTCTTTGCCCTCTAGCTCATAATATTGCGTATATAAAATTTTCTTACGGTCTTTTAATATGCTATTATCGTCCTTTGGGTCAAATAAGAATGTTGCAAAAATAACGCTACCGTCGTTCTGTGGAAAATATTGGTCTTTAGGTACTTTTTGTATTCTATAAACGCTATCCTCGTCTTGGTAACCTAGTAAAACCTCAAAACCATATTCGCTTTGATTATATGCGTAGTCGTGTATTTCTTCCGCTATTTCGTTATCTTCTACTATTCTATCTACTGCTTTCCCCTCTGCCTCGCTACCGCCTATTAAATTTATTGACATTCTTTCGCTATCGCCTTGGGCAAAATCTGCGTAAAATTCGCTTACCCTAAAAGGTATAGCGTGGGATAAATAAACTATATCCGTAGTCTTAGAATATTGCTTTTTAATTATCTCGTGTAATAGTAGCACTCCCTCTTGGTCGTTATCGTGTAATTTTTCGTATTTCCTTAGTGTTGCTATCCTCTTTAGTTCTACGTTACTAGGGAAGTTTTTTTTTATTTTCATATTGTTAAAAATATTTAAAAGTTTTTATTTTTGTTTTTTGTTTTTCGGTTTCATTTTATATTTTTTCCCGGCTCGGTCTTGGCTCGCTATCGCTACGTCTATATTATCCTTTAGCGTATTAGCTTTACTAATTTCTTCTTGCTTTACCTTGTCTTTTTTATATTTTTTTTCGTCCTTTTTTATTTCCCCGCTAAACTTACTTAGCTTTGTAGCTCTGCATACTGGGCATATTAATTTGCCGTCTTTACGTTTAAAAGTTCCGTCGGTTTCGTTTTCTTTAAAAATAATCCTAGGGCAATATCCGCACTTAGCTTTTATAGTTTTTTTAAGTGGTGTAATAATTTTACTAGGTTTTATAATTCTTGCCTCGCTGATCTTTACCATAAAATTTCATTTAAATTATTAAAATCGCCCCGTTATTTTCCTAAATAAAAGACGCATACTAATTTTAATTATATTATAAATCGTTTTAAACATATTTCTGTCATTGCCATTACTACGAACGTCTTAATTGGTCTAGCCTATTCCCCAACCCTTGGCTAGTAGAGTATACGGGGCACGTGTTGTTCCCTTTTAAGCTGTAGTCGTCCGCAGTAATGGACTTTTATTTTGTAATTATATTATACCTTAATTCTAATTTTTTGGAAAGTATTATATTGCGTCGCCTTTACCCGCTCCTGCTGTCGCTTTTTTCTTCCCAAATAATCCTAATAATAAATATACTAGGGCGTCTACTAGGTCGTCGTGCTCTTCAACTCCAAACCCTACTAACTGCTCTATTAAATCCTCGCACCCTGTCTTAGGAAATCGTACTAGCCCTTGCTTAATATACATAGCTACGGTTTCTAGCCTTGCCCGCTTGTCTGCTATTGGTCGCATTTCTTTAACAGGTAATCCCTTTTTACGCATTTCTTTAATGCATGCTAATTGATAGGCTACGCTCTCTACGTATAGTCTAGCTCCCGCAGGTAGTGCCTTGTGTACGGTGTGGGCGTTGTCTATCGTCCGCTCTAGGTCTAGTCGTCTATTAACTGGGTTAGGTTTTATGTAAACTACCTTAACGCCGTTTACTTTTTCGCCCTCTAAACTTATAGCCTCGTACTCCCTCGCTACTATTCCCGCCACCATAGCCGTAAAGTCTGCGGTCTGTTTTTCACTAATCGCTAAATCAATACCCGTGCCGGCGTCTACCGGTTTAATTCCTAAGCTACCTTTTAACGTTAGCCGTTCGTTATCATAATATGAAATATCGCCCTCGGTAATTACTTGCTCCTCTTCGGCTAAAATCTTTAGTAAATATTCCCTTTGCCAGACTATATTATTCGCTACTTTAGCCTTTTGTTTTTCTATAGCCTCGGCATTAGGATATTTACCCGTCCACGTACATTTTCCGTCCTTGTCCGTTAAACTAAACTCGAACATTTTAAAATTATTACGCTTTTTTATTCTGCTCATTAGAGCGTCTTTGTGTAATAAGTTACCTATAACTATCAATTTACATTTTGCCTCTTCCTGTGCCGGTACTACTTCGGTATTTAGCCACCTCTCGGTCTTATTACGGTTTTCTTTTTTTCTAGTCCATTCCAAATCTTCGGGGTCGTCAATAATAATTAGCTCCGGTCGGTACTGTCTAAATCTAAGTCCCCTAATTTTCTGTCCCCTACTTCTACCAATTAAAAAAACGTCCTTACCTATCATTAGCTCGGTTTCCGTCCACTTGTTTTTATTCGCTATGTACGCCTCGGGAAAATCTGACTGGATCAGTTCGTTCTCTTCTAGCTCCGCTTTAATATTCGCTATGTTTAATTTTACTTGAGGGCTCGTGTCATTTATTAATACTAAGAAATTAAATTTTTTAAATATCGCTACCCATAGAGGATAAGCTAAACTACAAAACGTACTTTTCGCACTACCTCTAAATCCTATCACTCCTACCGCCTCGGCGGTTTCGTCTTCTAGTATGTCTACTAATTGCTTATGGAAATCTGCAGGCTCTAAATTAAAATAGTGGCTTAGGTATATTAGACAGAAAAATATAAAACTTTTCTCCGCTAAAAAAATACGCTCTTCCGGCACGTCTATATCTACCTCTACCTCTTTGTAAATATATAACCGTAGCGTCTGCTCGTACTCCATGCTTACCTTAACGCCTAACTCTTCCACGTCGGGGCGTAATTGTTCTAGTGTTTTAAGTTTCATCTTTTTTTATTTTTGATTTACCCCAGTTTTGTAAATTTTTTAAAATAGCCTCTTTGCGTTCTATGCTTAAAGCCTTAATAGTATTTTTATTTGTTACTTCGCTCTTCTCTACAAATTCGTCGGCTAGTTGGTGTAATAGTTTTACTTCGGGTGCTCCGCCCTCTTTTAAAATCTTCCTATACATAGCAGAAATTGACGCCGTTAGCATTTCCTCCCTAATATAATTTTTTCTTTTCTCCCTTACGTCCTCCCAAAATCCCTCTCTCTTTTTCCAGTCTGAAAGCGTCCCCGTGTCAACGCCAATTTGTTTTGCTAATTCTGCTTGCGTATCGTACTCTCTTAGGTGTGGCGGTGTTCCTAAAAAGTCAATTAATTCAAGGTATCCGGCTGGGTTTCTTAATCCCACCATATTGCTATTTAACTTTTCTAGTATATTCTTATCTTTGGCGTTCTTTGGCGTTTGTTTTTTCACGACTTTAACCGCCTTTTTTGGGGCGGTCTTTTTCTTTGTGGTTTTTATTTTTGTTTTTCCGGTTATAGCCTTTCGTCTTTTTAGTATATCGGCTACGCTCTCCGGTTTTTTTGCTTTTGTCATGCGACTTTGCTTTTTTGCCCTTGGCTTTCGCCTGTGGCTGTTTATAAAATTGAGTTCCTTTATTATTTATATCTTATCATAAATATACCTATATTGAAAAGTCTTTTTTAATTTTTTATATTTATCTCACTCCTCCACTTCCATAGCCCCGTAATATGTTCGTCTACGTTTGGTATAATTACTTTTTCCTCCTCGGCTAACTTATAATGCAACCTATCGTTTATATAAGTGTCGCCTTTTTCTTCTTTGCTTTTAGCTCCGCATATTAATATATTATTTTTTCGCCACCTTAAACTCATTTTTTAGTTTTTTTAATTTTTTACTGTGCCTCAAAACGCTAGCTATGCCGTGGGCGTGAAATTCCCCGCTCGTGTCGTACATTCCTATAAAATTAGATATATAATCCATAGCGTGGCTTGCCTCGTGCCCTATGGTCGCTATACCGTCCTCTATAGGGTAATCGGTATTAATTAATAGTATCGGTGGCTTGCCTAATTTCTTAATCGTGTTTACCGCTATCCCTCTCCGGCGTTCTATTCGTTCGGTTGCTTTTTTCTCGCTCTCGCCTAAATATAAAGCTCCGTGTTTAATTAATTCCTTTTCTGTGCCTAGGTAAACTATTATTTTATATTCCTCGGTTAGTATTGGTACTTCTATTTTTAGCATAATTAGTTTTATATTAGTTTGTTTTTGGTTTTTCAATCCATTCCTTTTCTAGTAAATATTTATATAAATTATTTACAGCATTTAATTCTGTTACTCCCCAATAATGATCATAAGTATTTCCATTTCCACGACTATGTATACAAACAAATCCGACTTTCTCTTTTTTTATTTTATTTATATTATTATGCTTAATGTTATCTGGAAAAATTAAGAGTGTATCTCCATTTTTAAATTTAAAATCAATATACTGCTTCATTGTTTTTATTAAAATTTTTCGCCTATAATGTCTAGCCATATTCTTTTTAATTACTAATCTTTAAAAGTCAGGGAGTGAAGTGTTTATCACTCCCCTTTTATTTGTCCTTATTAGGACAGTTTTTATTTTTGCCTTTGTTACAGCGTTTGC